TTCGGATCGCCGGACTCCTCTGCCTCAACAACAAGAGTCTTCCACTTCACCATTTCGGCGAAAAATTCTTTGTTGTCGATGTAGTGAGAATCAGTCATGCTAAAAGTTTACACTCTTTTTTTCTTATGTCAAGTAGTCATCAATATTTGGTGACCAATCTGTGTATCGTGTTCCGTAGTCAGGGTGGTTTTTGTCAACATCTTCGATAATCTCAATGTTCTTTTTACCACCCCTACGTTTTGCATCATTCAACATCTCTTTGATGTCATCAAAATCAATACCAGCCTCAAACTCAATCTCCTCTTCGATCTCGTCCTCTTCCTCTTGAAGCATGTTCATTTTGGCTTCAACAATTTTCATAATCCTATCAATGTTGAAACCGGGACCGGGATTGCGTTGTGGGTTGATTTTATTGATAAGTGATGGATTATCCTCAAGTCTTTTCTGCATATCATACGCATCAACAATGTCTGGGTTCGCATCAAAAATTCCAAGAATATGATCTCTAGGAATGTCAATGTGATTTGAAGTTGTCATTTTCATCCAGTCGTAAAGAACAATCGTTTCTTTTTTTGTCCCACCCACAGGATCAACATAGTGCATCACCTTGATAACCATCGGTCTTTCAAGGCGAATGAATTCTTTTGTATTCTTGATCAGTCTTGCAACGACATCATCACCGCTTCTGAGTTTAAGAACCTTGAAGGGGGTTTTGCTCATTTCGTTCTCCTGTTAGTGGGATCTTCACGATCTTGTAGTCAAAGCCTTCCGCGTCATAAATCTTTTTACGTTCATAGAAATGACGAAGCGTGTGGTTTTCGTATTTTTTCCATGACAAATCGTCAACTATGTCGTAGAGTCGTGCGGTGCTTTTGTGAACAGACTTTCTTAATTGTCTTCCAATACTCTGTAGCACCCTGACCCGACTCTTTGACGGTGACGCGAACACAATATTATTTAGGCGTTTGATGTTCACACCAGTTGAAAAAGTTCCGTAGGATGCGATGATGATTGAGTCATCTGTTTCTTCAACTAATTTTCTTACTGCCTCGCGTTGTTCGACATCGGTTCCTCCGTAGATAAAATGCACAGGTTTCTTAGAATCTTTGAGCATTTCGTGTAGCACCTTTCCGTGCTTTTCTACGAATTGAAATAATACAAGCGTGTTTCCCTTTGTTCTTTCGGCTAAGTCACATATGAATTTGTTTCTGCGCTCGTCTGTGACAATCCATTCGATTTCATCTGCATACCTTGTTCTACGCATGAACTGACGATCAGTTCCGTTATATGATAGCATCAGACAATCGATAGTCAAGTTGGAAAGTAGTTTTCGCTCCATCAACTTTTTGGTGGTTACAACTTTCTTTGTCGGTCCAAACAGACCCTCAATCACTAACTTGTGTGTCAGTAGACCGTCTAGTGTTCCGGTTGTCGCTATACGGTATGGGCATGTGGTCAAGCGGGACATGATTTGTTTCAGCGATTTCGATTTGAAGAGATGAGCCTCATCTCCAAAGACAGTCCCAAACTGCTGAAAGAACTCTTCGGGCATATTTGCTAATGATTGCCATGTTGATATCACAACTCGACTACGAGTCGCTTTTTCCTTTCCTGAGTAGAGCATGTGACAGTGCGTTCTGGCATTCCAGCCTTCTCCGCCATACTCGATAAAGTCGTGAAACATTTGTGAAACCAGACCCACGGTGGGTACGATAACCAAAACCTTTTTGTCTTCGGGTGTAAGGTTCATAAAATGTCTCATAAGTGTATAAATGATCAAAGATTTACCCGATCCCGTGGGCGAAAGCAACAGACAACGCTCGGTGTTCATGCCATGCAGGATGGCTTCTTTCTGGTGATCGTGTGGTTTTACAGGCTTCCCACCCAATTGAATGTCCAAACCGCTCAGAAGCGATTCTAGATGGTCTTTCGACCACTTCTTTCGCTTTCTCTCTGGCTTTTCGCAGGTGTACCCACGATCTTGACAAAACTTCTCGATGTAGGACTCAAGCCCTGCATAGATTTTTTGTGAATACATGTTGTATAGTTTGATCTGTCCGTCCCACTTCTTCGCACGATAGGAGGGCATGAACTTGTGACCGGGAACCTTGAATGTGAAAAAATCAGACAACTCTTTTGCATGATGTCTTTCACACTTCACTTTGATATTACAGGAGTCTAAGTCCTCGATCACATAATCTGGCATACATTAGTATTTATCCTCCTGAAAGGAATCGTCGCCATTCAATCGCGTTCTTGATCTTGGTGTGACGGAAGGTGATTTCTTTCACGACTTCCTCAAGATAGTTCACGATAGACTGGATGTATGCCATTTTTTCTTTTCTCAAGCACAGATCATCATCGCCATTCATATAGACACTGATATCATTGCGTAAAATTTTGTGATCAAAAGGTTCCCATCCTTTTTGTTTTAGGGTTTCCTCATCAATCTTTCCAGTGTAGTATTCCCACTTCAACTTATAGAGTCGATTGTATTCGTTTGCGGCTCTCTCGTATCGGAGTTTCGCATCGTGGTAAAGATTGAGGTATTTGTTGTGTAGGTTGGGAAGACGAAGGCTCTCGGTGTCGAGTTCTGTGTCATCGATCTGAGCGTCCGCCTCTACCATCTTTCTAAGTTCAGTAAGTTCCATAATGTAATCCTTTTTCCCTTTTCTCTCGTTGACACTCGTACTATAAAGGGATGTTGAGTCGAGTCAAGAAGAAATCAGCAGGAATCAACAAATTCGTAATAATCAAAGGAAAAAGTCATATCAGCCACAAGGGGATTCATGTCAGTGATACTTGAGTCAAAATCTAATCCAGAGATTTGCACAGGTAAAAGGTTGTGAAAACGAATCTCTCGTTTGGGCAGCATGGCACTATTAAGAATATGCAATGACCCATCCGAGAAATGATTCTTGATATTTGAATCAAAATTCTTATGATTTTTGATGAGATAAATTGTTTGCATCCAGTCATACAACTCACGATAGTTTGCCATATTTTCATCAACCAAAAATGAAACAGAAAGTTGACCAAAGGTTGCTTTTGTATTTGGATGATTCGCATTGACAAATCTGTTTGGCTGAACCTGTGAACCGTCAGTTCCAAAAGGTGGGAGTGTGAGTCTTTGAACAAAATACACAAACTTTGGTAGTTTAAAAATATTAAATCTAAAGAAGTTTGGATACAAATAGTTTACATTATCTGGTTGTCTTCCAATAGCACCCGGAGGATTACCAATCTGAAATCCTTTGGTGAGTCCGGGTAAAATATCATTATCAGTGTCAATGGAACTAAACCCACCCGTAATACTTTTTGTTCCGGGTGATGTATAGTTGTTGATCGTTTTATGTAAATCCATAAACGGATTATTTGGATCAGTCATCAATGTATTTAGGTAAAAGATAAGGGAGCCTTTCGACTCCCCTATCTTGCGTATTCAATTTTTATTCAGAATCAGGATGTAGAGACATCAGTACCGTGAAGGTTCAAGACACGGAAGATTCTAAAGTATTGGTTAGCACGAGCGGCAGCAGAGCCGTGAGGATCGGAACGATCAGAGCCATCCGAAACGAAGGGGTTATTGACAAGACCATAGCGAGTCTTGAAGCCGATCTTCGGTTGGAAGGTTGTTTCCGAAACTGCACGAACCATTTGCAGCGGAACGTATGGGCAGTAGAACATACCAGCATCGTATGGGCTGGAACCTCTGTAGCCAACACAAACGTAGTCGGAACCAGAGACAGAGTAAGGATCAATGTAGACCTTAATCTTGCCATTAAGAGTACCGGCGAATGTGTTTCCTGTGTCATCAACGGTGAGGTTAATGTCAGGTGTTGGGGTCAAGTTCAAGAAGCCAGACATCGAGAGAGCCGAAGCAACGTCGGAGGTGCAGATAATAAAGTTACCTTTACCACGACGAGTTTCCTTAGCAATCACGTTGCATTCACGGTCGATTTGGAACATCAGACCACGGAACTTCTCAGCAGACCAACGACCATCGGAGTCGTTTTCGATATCGTAGATACCGCCAAGACCTTGTTGCGCACCAACACCAGAACCACCCATGAATGGACTGTCAGGAGCGGTGAATTTCAGACCAAACTGTTGACATCCGAGTTTAGCATTGTTGTAAATGGTTCGGATGACTTCGCGGTTGATTTCAGCAAGAATCTCAGAGGAGAGAATGTTTGCCAATTCAACTTCAGCATCAAGACCGTGAACAGCCTTGAGGTCTTGTGCGAGTTCAGAGGTGTATTCAGCCTTCAGCGCACGGGTCTTAGCAACGACAGATTGACGGTCGATGACGAAGCCCATTTCGTTGAATGTGCTGTTTTCAAGAATCGCAGTTGTGACACCGGCATTGGTTACAAAAGTGCTTTGTGCGCCACCAGCGGTGAAACCACCACCGGAAGTACCAGCAGCACCGACATCACCCAGAGGGTCACCAGTTCCGCCGAAGCCGGGGAAACCAGCACCAGCAGTGGAACCGTCACCACCAGAGGTTCCAGAGAACTTAGTAGCAGCCTCATTGAAGAGTGCTTCTGCACCACCCAGAGGGAAGATATCACTATCGGTGCTTCTTGGGACATACTTGGACTTCATTGCAAAGATCAAACCTGTAGGACCAGACATAGGCTGGACACCACAGATATCGTATGCAATCAAGTTAGGCATTGAGCGACGAACGAGCGAGATGAGAACGGGATCGAACGCACCAACGCTGGAGAATGCACCATCGGTATTGAT